ATTCTATCACGAATTGCCGGATTTGCATTAGGAGCGTCCACACGGTAGCCAGCCTGCTCGATTATCTGGATATCAGACTGGCTTGCATTAGTTCTGCCAGCCCTGCCTGATGCGTCTGGGTAAACAGTTATCATCCTGCCGCCTTGCCTGTAGCGATCAAGCCTGTTGCAGATGTCGCGGGTATCGTGAGCCACAAACTCATCCACTGCCACGGGTTTATTGTTCTCGATCAGCCAAAGGTTAGCAGCGCAGCCGCCAATGTTAAAATCCAGTCCGACATAGATTGCCCTGTCATCTGCTGTCAAAACTCTTGTTGTGTGGTGCTTGTGCCGGTCAAAGAAATGGTACACCTTGTTCTGGCTTAAGCTGACAAATTCCCCATTCAGGTACATGTCGGCAAGGATAGGGTCGTAGTTTTTGCGAATATCCTCAATGTAGTTTTTAGGAAGGTAAGGGTTTGATGCTGTCGCTGCCTTGATTAACTGGTAGCCTTCCTGTGCTTTCTTAACCCACTTCTGATAGGTGAAACCAGACAAGCCTTGGTCTGGTGTCGTGACATTGCCCATCGTGTTCTGTTGGCCGCAGTTCTGCCGGTTGCGCTCTGCTGCCTTTCGCCACACATAAGCTGCTTTGTCTTTTGGCAGTGTGTCCAACTCGTCAACGATGCTGTGTGCAACCTCATAAGCCACGATTCGATCTGGCTTGTCGTAGCTGCGGAAGATCATCTTCCCGTAGCCTTTGACAGTAATCGTGTAATCAGATTTGTTTGTGCTGTGCTTTAACCCAAGCTCTGAGATGATTTCCTGTGCGCCTGGCATTGCTCTGAGTTTCAGGAGATCATAAGTCGGCATGTAGTAGGCTGTGTCGATGCCTGGTGTTTGCAGCATTTTCAGCAGGTTTCTGATTATGCCAGCTTGTGTTTTTCCTGCACCAAGACCAGCAACCATAGCTGGATAAGGCTGTTCACAGAACACAAACTCTTCTTGAGGTTCAGTCAGGCTTAGTCGCACGGACTATCTCAATTGATTTGCTTAAAATCTCGTCATTGCCGACATCTGGGTTTGTTCTAAACTCGTCTGGCATTCTGTTCTTGAGCCAAAAAATGCAAGCGGTTGTGTCTGGCGGGTAATGTTTCACAGTCTGGGTTATAACAATTTCACCGTTTATGATGCGAATATCATCTTCGGTGTGTGTGTAGCCCATTGCTCTGTGTACTAGTGATTGCTTGACCCTTTCGTCCACCTGAGATTTGCCAATCTTTAGGGACTCAAAAAACTCAGGGTTTGCCACTTTCCAGTTATTGATTGTTTGCTCTGTTACGCCAAGAGCCTGTGCAATGTCTTTGTCTATTGCGCCAAGTTCGCACATTTTTTTGGCAATAGCGCAATATTTAGGATTGTATTCAGAAGGTCTGCTCACCTTTTAGCCCCCAGCCATAAGGTCATGCTCCCACAGGGAGCGATACAACTTATCTTATCACAGTTACTTCTTTTTGCGTCTAGCCTTCTCGGCAGCACTTATTGCTATGGCAACAGCCTGCTTTTGAGACTTGCCAGCCTTTAGCTCTGTCTTGATGTTGGATGCTATTGTCTTTTTACCGTAACCAGTTTTAAGCGGCATGTTATGTCCATTTTACCTTTGAAGACCACCAGGCCGCAGACAATTTGCCTTTGGCTATGTTCGCAGCATGTCGAGCCTTAAAGGCTGCTCGTCTGGCTGCATCAGCGTCTGACTCATTTGCTCTGGGTGGTGAGCCTTTAACGCCCTGCTGCCCAAATCGGATTGTCCTGATCTCATCACCTACTTTGGCGACTACAACATGAGACTTTGTCGGGTGATTAGGTGTTTTCTTGGGCATGTTAAAGCCCTCTACACCTGCTCGCTTGATTCTTGGGTCTTTCTCAGCCATCGCATCACCTTAAAAACGCCCCATGTTTCAGGGGCGATAAAGGAACCACACACACAACAGGAAACGCCAGTCGGATTCTGGCCTCCTGATTGTACCGCTTTAAGCAAAAAGCTGCATCATAGATTTACCCTATTAATATCATGCCTATTAATTTAAACGATTGTGCAATATTATATTGCACTGCAATACAGTTGTGTTAAAGTAACTACATCGGCAGCACAAAGCGGCCACACACAGAGGATAAGAAAATGTTAATCAAATATACCGCATCAGTTAAAACTCCTGCCGGATGGCGATCTGAGTTAATAACAGCTCGCGCCGAGCCGATAACAGACAAGCGTCTGCGTGTTCTTGAAGTCATCGACATTGGCGGTAACGGCGCAAGCGGCTACGCAAGCCGAACTGGCGCAAAGCGTCAGCAGTACAATGTTGGTTATTTTGCCGCGCAGCAGATTGGGGCGGTCAAGCTCCTCAACTTTGTAAAAGTGGAGTTGCAAGCATGAACGATAAAGCCATTACCCCGACCAGCCTGCGTATGCCTGATGGCCTCATACGCTCGCTGACCAAAGCCGCACACAAGTGCGAGATGTCCCGCACCGCGTACATCAACCAGGCTTTGCAAGAGGCCGTGAACAAAACATTGGAGATTAAAAATGACACCACGACAAATTGATGCCATCTGTGGTGTTCTTACTTGTTTGATCTGCGCTGGCATGTTCATGCTGGTGCTACTGTAATCAAAGTGCGCTGGCTTATGGCTGGCGCATCTTCAAGTCTGCTAGTTTCTTTTTGTACTCTGCCTTGATCTTCTTTGCATCTTCAATCGTAAACCTTGCCTCGCTGTTATCGCATTCAATCCTGTCCACCTCTGCCTGCCCAATCCTGTTCAGCAACTCACGCCGGTAGCTGATTAGGTTGCCTGATAGGTGGTTGTTGCAAGAACTGCATTGTAAAAAAACTTGAGCCTCATCAAACCGCAGTTGTGGTGCAGCCTTGCGGGTTCGATAGTGACCCGCGTGATACTGAATATCCTGCTTGTTCGTGCCGCACGAAATGCAACCCCGCCCATGATCTCTGGCGCGTATGTATTGATTGAACGCTGTCTGAGCCTCTGTCAGCCATTCTGTTTTGGTCTTAATCTTGTCCTTGCGGGTCTTGGTCTCTGCCTTGTGTTGGCGTTGTCTAGCCTCTTGAGCCTTGTCCATGCCGTGACCTGCCATGCAATCTACTGTGCAAAATCCTTTTGCTTGCCACTTGTCTGACAGCTTTGTTGTTGGCAGTGGTGTCCTGCATGACTGTCGGCGACATTTTCTCACTCATCTGCCTCGCAATATACTGAATGCTGTTGCTGCCAAGCTTGAAACTTGTCCATTCCCAATGGCCTTAAGTCTGTCCACTCTGTCGGCCAGCCCATTCGCAATTCCGAATGCGTTGGGTGCGGGTATGTCATGCCGTATTCCAGCTTGATGTAGTCGCGCCATTGATCGAATCGCAGTTTCCCGTTGTCTTTTCTCGCTGCTGTAGTCCCGCCCTTCCAGTCTGTTGCTAATGGAGTCGGCAACAATCCAGATTCTGTCTCTCCTGTGGTCAAAACCGGCGAAGTCAGCTCCCAGCACACCCCATGTAGCATTAAACCCCAGCGAGGCCAAGTCTCCAAGGACTGTTCCAAGTCCTCGAACAGTGAGAGCTGGACTGTTTTCCAGGTAAACGAGACTGGGTCGAACCTCGCCAATGATCCTTGCAAACTGTGACCAGAGGCCAGATCGCTCCCCATCAATTCCGTCTCCATCGCCTGCGGTTGATATGTCTTGGCATGGAAATCCTCCTGATAAGACATCAACAATGCCCCTCCACGGTTTTCCGTTAAAGGTCTCGACATCGCCAAAGATTGGAAACCAGGGAAGGCAATTGTCTTTTTGCCTTGCTGATAAGACTTGCTGGCAATATCCATCGATCTCGACTGCACACACTGGTTGGTGTCCGAGTAGTAAGTCGGCAAGTATCCCTCCGCCAGCGCCTGCAAATAGGTGCATAGTTCTGAGTCGCTGCAATTTAATGCCCCTCCCATTATTCCTTGTCCTTGCTAGGCCACAAAGGTAGCGTGATCCCATGATGACCTGCGAACCGGCTATGGATAACCTCGTAGACCTGGTTGTACTCAGGACGGTATGCCTCAGTAGTCGATTGCTTGCCAATGATAGCTTCCTGGACCGGCCTCCAAATGTTCTCTTTAACCGTGTCTTTACTCCACGGGATAGTCCACTGCTTGCCAGTTGGCAGGTTGACCACCATCTCAAGCCCTGCATCGTTTAATGCTTCTGCTACCCATTTGCACCACAAGTGCAGTGAATCGTTTTGGGTGTCAGTGCGCTGCTGTCCGGTAGTCCATTTAAAGCTGACGTACTTGTGCTTTTTGTACAACTCCGCAGCGTGAGCCAGAAAGCCACCGAGTTTACTGTCGGAGTTAACTACCCACTGCTCTCCACTCATAACCAATATTCTGCAATGCGTTTGCCGTTGATCTTGATCAGTTGAGACTTGACCTCATGCCCAACGTCCCGCAGCTCTTGCACCCTTGCTGCAAGCCGAAAGCAGGCAAACAGGCTTAGTGCTTCTAGTGATGTCAGTTTGTTGCCTTTCTCAAGATGTTTCAGTATCTGTTGTGTTTGTGTCATGCTTTTCTCCTGTTAACCAGCCCATGATCTATCAGTTAAACGCTGCACTGTTTGGTCATATGTTTCTACAACTTTGTTTGACAATGATTCCTTGTCGTTTTGCTCCCAAGTGCGGATACAAGCCTTCCAGTCTTTAATTTTGTTTTTACCTCGCATCCAACCATTAGCAGAATAGTGATCAACAAATCTTTGTGGATCAATACTGTTAGCTCTCTGATTACAGTAATCAATAACCTCGCTGAGTGTAGGAGGCGTGAAACGCTGACCGCCCTTTTCTTTTACTATGGTTAATGGTTTATGGTTATTGGTTATTGGTTTATGGTTAGCATTGCCTTCGGATAGCGTTGGCAATGCGTTCGCATCCACATTATCCCAGCGTTTACGGGCTGACTGAGATGCCTTAGCAGACTTGCCCTTGTAGGCTAGTATTTCACTGTCTACTCGCGTGTGATGCCATGTGCCATCAATATGTTCATAGAAAAACTCTCGCAATACGGTCGCAATGCACTCGCAATGCGTTCGCATACGGATGACTCTGGCAATGCTTTCGATGGTTTCTGGCAGGCCGCATTCATTGAGATAACAGTAGTCCAGCATACGCCGGTAGGCTATGTCCTCAATCGGGTCTAGGTGCGCTGTGTGACTAGCGTAGTCACCGATATTGAATTGGTAATAGTGCATTGCTATAATGCTTCCCGTTTTGTGTGTTGAAGCCGTATGAGTCCCGTCAGAAGGTCATACGGCTTTATTTTTTAAAGCCTCTTCCGCAAGACAACTCAGCATGTTTGAAAAGCTGCGTTTCTCGCTCTCAGCCAGCAACTTAATCTGTTCAATCAAGTTTGCAGGTATTGTCACTGATATCTTCTTTGTGTTCATGTCGTCATTATCGCTCATTATGCCACCTCATGCAATGCTGTTTTGGGTCGCTCATAGAACACCCCATCAATGGTAGTCAGGTATAACTTGCCTCTGCACTCCATGATCTTTACATGTCCACTGCTGTATGCCTTGACTCGTTCGCAGGCTGATATGCCCTTGCGCGGCAGATACATGGCAAATATCTCAAACTTGCTGCCCAAATAAGCGGTCAGCGGAGCCTCTGGCAATGGCCTGTGCGGTTTCATGCTGACCAGGCTTTCCCACGGGTCTTGTTTCTTGTTGTCGTCGCGCTCAAGGCTGGCTGTCCAGTCTATTGCATATCCTCGCAGATTCATTGTTTAACCCCTGTTATGTGTTCGTGCGCCATTTTAAGCATAACTATTTTAAAGAGTAAAGCGTTTTAGTGCTTGCCCAGATACACTAATGGTGCTTTAATACCAGCACACACACAACAAAAGGTAGTAATTATGTACAAAGAAATCTGGCAGACCCTTAGCAGCATTGATTGTTCTGATCACGTTGAAAAGAAAGCCAACTTGACCTACCTGTCATGGGCTTGGGCATGGTCAACTCTGATGGAGCATTACCCAGAAGCCACGTTTGAGTTTGACAATCCGCAGTCTATGTCTGACGGTACGCTGATGGTTTTCTGCACTGTCAGCATTGGGGAGTGCAAGCGCAAGATGTGGTTGCCAGTGATGGACTATAAGAATAAAGCCATCAGCAACCCTGACTCGTTTGCGGTTAATACGGCAATGATGCGCTGCCTGGTTAAGTGCCTTGCCCTGTACGGCCTCGGACACTACATTTATGCCGGTGAAGATGTCCCACAGGCTCATAAGCCTGACCGCAAGCCTGATCCAATCCTGAGCCAGATGCTACATGCCTGCACCAACATTGATGAGCTGAGAGCCGCTTGGAAGTCAATGACACCTGACCAGCGTGAAGCGCATGGTGATGTGCTGGCTGAAGTGAAGGGGCGTTTAGCATGAGCCTTTCGCCTGATCGTGAAGGAAGGCTGACTGCCAGCGTTTTTGCTTCAGCCATAGGCATAGGGTATGACTCCAGACAAAAGCTCT